CGGTCAAACCGTCATTAAGAAAACCGCCGAAATGGCAAACATCAAATATCAAAAGGAATTGGGTACAAAAGATGATTACAACGTTTACATTGATACTGATTCAATTTATATGATGGCAGAACCTTTGGTAAAACATAGATACCCAGAATATAAAGAATTTGATGAAAAGAGAATGGCTTCCGAAGTAAATACAATTGCAGAAGAAACTCAAACGTTTCTTAATAAATTTTATGACCTTTTGGCTGAAAGATTCTTTTGTATTCCAAAGGAGAAACACCGTTTTGAGATTAAAAAGGAATACATCAGTAAAGCAGGATTTTGGGTAGCAAAGAAAAGATATGCACAATGGATGATTTTGAAAAACGGAATACCTTGCGATAAACTAGATGTTAAAGGATTGGATGTAGTTAGAAGTTCGTTTCCAAAAGCATTTCAGGGGTTCATGTCTACAATGTTGAAAGATATTCTAATGGGTAAATCTAATGCATATATAGATGAAACTTTATTGGCATTTAAAAAGAGTTTACCTTCTTTACCTGTTAAAACTATTGCAAAAGGTGGAGCAATTAAAGAGTTGAGTAAATATGATAATGGATCTTGGAGAAAGGATAGTGGATTACAAATTGCTAATTTTGAAAAAGGAACACCTGCGCACGTTAAAGCTGGTATAGCTTATAATAGATTATTAAAGTTCTTTGATTGCCCATTCAAGCACGAACCAATTAGAGATGGTGATAAAGTTAAATGGGTATATTTAAGAAAAAATCCATTAGGATTAGATACGGTCGCATTCAAAGATTATAATGACCCGAAAGAGATTATGGATTTTGTAGAAACATATGTAGATAGGGATATGATTTTTAAAGCAGAGTTGGAAAATAAATTGGATGATTTTTATAACGCTTTGAAGTGGGAAAAAGCATCGGAAGGTGCACAAACAGCAAAGAAATTCTTTGCATTTTAAAAAATTATTTGTATATTGATTAAAATAAATTTATGACAAACTATAAACAATTAGAATTATTTCCGAAAGAAGAAACATCTAAATTCGGTATGAAAGTAAAAATAAAGAAGCTTAGTCCAGAAGCAGTAATTCCAACTTACGCAAAAGATGGTGATGCCGGTATGGATTTAGTTGCAACATCAATGAAGTTTGATGGTACACAAATTACATATGGAACAGGATTGGCAATGGAAATTCCAAAAGGATTTGTAGGATTGATATTCCCCCGTTCATCCATTCGTAAAACCGATTTATCATTGAGTAATTCGGTAGGTGTAATTGATAGTGGATATAGAGGTGAAATACAGGCAACATTTAACCAAAGGTCATTATCATCTCAAAGTGGTAGTTTTCTATATGGAGTTGGTGATAGAATTATGCAAATTATGATTATCCCACACCCATCTATTGAATTTGAAGAAGTAGAAGAATTAAATAACACCGAAAGAGGCGAAGGCGGATTCGGTTCAACTGGAAAATAAAAATTAAAATATGAGTTTTTTCGCAAATGATGTCTCTAAAAGAGAACATACTTTATGGGTAGAAAAATATCGCCCACAAACACTTTCCGAATATGTAGGAAATGAGGTAGTAAAAGAAACTATCCAACAATATTTAGATAACAATGATATACCACACTTACTTCTTTACGGAAAAGCAGGTACAGGTAAAACCACACTTGCAAAACTTATTGTAAATACAATTAAGTGTGATAGTATGATTATCAACGCATCGGATGAAAACAATGTAGATACAGTAAGAACAAAAGTTAAAAACTTTGCATCATCTATGGGATTTGCAGGATTTAAAATCATTATATTAGATGAGTTTGATTATATGACTCCTGGAGCACAAGCGATTTTGAGAAACTTAATGGAAACGTTTTCCAAGCATTGTCGTTTTATTCTAACTTGTAATTATCATGAAAAGATTATTGACCCGATTAAAAGTCGTTGTCAGTCATTTGCAATTACACCACCTACTAAAAAAGATGTGGCAGTTCAAGTAGCTAGAATATTGGATACAGAAAAAATTAAGTATGAGCCAAAAAATATGGCGGATATTATCAATTCATATTATCCAGATATTAGAAGAATACTTAATACTTGTCAACTACAATCAGCAAAGGGTGAATTAAAAGTTGATCATTCAATAATGGTTGAATCAAATTTTCAAACTAAATTAATTGAATTATTAAAATCAAATGATGATAAACGTAATGTATTTATGAAAATAAGACAAGCTGTTGCGGATAACAAATTAAATGATTATTCAGAAATGTATTCAATGCTTTATGATAAAGTTGATGAATATGCAGCGGGAAATACCGCAAATGTAATAGTTACAATAGCAGAAGGATTATCAAAGGATGCATTAGTAGTAGATAAAGAAATAGTATTTACTTCAACAATTATACAAATATTAAACATTATAAAATAAAAATTATGCAAGAGCAAATGAACCAATTACCACCTAATTTCAATTTAAATGACGCGAGAGATATGGATTGTGAGTGTGGTGGAAAAGTATTTATGCCAGGATATAGATTTAAAAAAATATCTAGGTTATTAACGGGTGCAACAAAAGATTCAGTTATGCCAATTGAATTATATCTATGTGCTAAATGTGGAAAACCTCTAAATGAATTATTACCACAAGAATTACAGGAAACAAAAATTATTGAATAATGGCTGTTAAAAAGTTATTTGATCATATCTCAGCAATAACAACCGAACAAGACCCTAAATATTTTGATAAACTTACCGAAGAGGATTTAAAATCTTGGAGTAATTTTATGATTAACCGATTTCTTTCAATGAAACCGGAATGGGTTGAATTGATTGCAACTTTACTTCCTTTGACACAAACTTTACAACCAAAGGAAATGTATAAATTATATATTAATGTCATTCCAAAAGGAAAATATTATTTAAAATATATTAAAGGAAAATCTGAAGATAAATACGAATCTTTTTTAGTTGATTTAATTAAAAAAGAATATGATTGTTCGGAACTTCAAGCGAATGATTACATAGAAATTCTTTATTCCACCAGAGAAGGTAGAGAATATATTAAATATGTTTGTGAAAAATATGCAGTAGATAAAAAAGAAATAACTAAATTAAAACTTAAGATATAATTTGGTAAATCCGAATAATTTAGTTATATTACATCTATGGCAAGAGTATCATTTTCACAATATAGTATGTGGCATACATGTCCACAACAATACAAATTAGCGTACATAGATAAGTTAGGAGAAAACTCTTCTAATATACACTCAATCTTTGGAACTGCAATGCACGAAACACTTCAAAACTATTTGGAGAAATGTTTAAGAATATCAAAGTCACAAGCTGACAAAATGATTGACTTAAAGGAGTATCTAAAAGAAAGAATGAGAGATGCATATCTTAAAGAAACCGAAGGGGAAATAGGAAATACTACAATATGCACCAAAGAAGAAATGGTAGAGTTTTTAGAAGATGGAAATGTCTTATTAGATTGGTTTCAAAAACCCAAAAACTTTAACAAATTCTTTTCGTTAAAACACGATGAGTTGGTAGCAATTGAGCAACCTATAAACACAAAGATTTCAGAGAATGTAAACTTTATGGGTTTCATAGATTTGATTATCAGAGATACCTTTAATGGTAGATATAGAATTATTGACTTTAAAACTTCTACAAGAGGTTGGAGTAAATATCAAAAATCCGACCCGGTTAAAAACGCACAAATCCTTTTATACAAAAAGTTCTATGCTGAATTACTAAACATTTCCGAAGATGTGATTGATGTTGAATTTATCATATTGAAAAGAAAAGTAGAAGTAAGAGAGGATATCCCAACACATAGAATGAGTAAGCATGTACCTGCAAATGGTAAGGTATCGGTAAATAAAGCCTGGAAGGGTTTTACGGAATTTGTTGATAGTGTCTTTGATAAAGAAGGAAATTATAAAACAGAAATTGAGTATGTAAAGAAACCTTCAAAACTATGTGGTTGGTGTGAATTTTACGGAAAATACTGTGATGGAAAATAAATTTGTATCATATATATGTATATATAAATTAGATGAATTATGGCAAATTTAAAATTAACAACAGTTAAAGTTATACAAAAATTATATGATGAGGATTTTAAAATTTCATCTTTGCAAGGTGGAATAAATTTTCAAAAATTAGTTAATAGAACTTTAGATCTTTACACAAAAAATGAAAAATTTAGAAAACAATTAAACGAATACACAGTACTTCAAGTAAGTGGTTCACAATTTTAATAAAACAATAATAAGTTATGGCAAAAAAGAAAATTCTGTTACTTTCGGATGACCTTAGAATGGCTAGCGGTATTGCTAATGTTTCTAAACAATTGGTTTTAGGAACAGTTCACAAATATGATTGGGTACAATTAGGTGCAGCTATTAAACATCCAGAAACGGGAAAAGTTTTTGATTTAAATGATGATATTAGACAAAGAACTGGTGTAGCAGATGCAAATGTAAAAATATATCCGTATGATGGATATGGTAATCCTGATGTAATCAGACAATTGTTAATGGTTGAAAGACCGGATGCTATTTTACACTTTACTGATCCGAGATATTGGATTTGGTTATATGATATTGAGCATGAGATTAGACAAACATGTCCATTATTTTTCTATCATATTTGGGATGATTTGCCAGACCCGAAATACAATAGAGATTATTACGAAAGTTGTGATTGGATTGGATGTATTTCAAAGCAAACGTATGGTATCACTAAAAGAGTATATGGTTGGGATAAAGAAAAACATTGGACTAAACCTGCAGATTGGCAAGTTAGTTATGTACCACATGGTATTAATTCGGAGTTGTATATGCCAGTAGAAGTTCCACAAGATTTTAAACAAAGTATATTTGGTGATAAAGAATATGAATTTGTTCTTTATTGGAATAATAGAAATATTCGTAGAAAACAACCGATAGATGTAATTCTTGCATTTGACAAATTTGTTGAAGCACTAAGACCAGATGAAAGAGATAAAGTATGTTTGTTAATGCATACAAATCCAGTTGAAGAGCATGGTACTGATTTACCAACTACTATTGAACATTGTTGTTTACCTGAAACAAATGTAATATTTGCAAACAATCGTTATTCAGAAGAACAATTGAATTGGTTATACAATATGGCTGATGTAACAATCAACATTGCATCTAACGAAGGATTTGGATTAGCAACTGCAGAATCAGTAATGGCAGGGACACCAATCATAGTAACCGTTACGGGTGGTTTACAAGACCAATGTGGATTTAGAGAAAAAGGAAATGGTAAATTATTAACAGCAGATGATTATGTTGAAATTGGTTCTCTGCACGATAAGCATAAAAAGAACACTCATGTTTGGGGTGATTGGGTTAAACCAATTTGGCCAGTTCGTTCAACAACGGGTTCAGTTCCTACTCCATACATCTTTGATGATAGAGTTGATTTTGAAGATGTAACACCTTTGATTATGGATTGGTATAAAATGCCAAAAGAAGATAGAGAAGCTGCCGGATTAAAAGGTAGAAAGCATTTCTTAGGAGAAGGGAAATTAAGTAGAGAAGCAATGTGTGATGCATTGATTGAGGGTATGGAAGGAGCATTTGAAAATTGGAAACCAAGAGAAAAATTTAAATTAATAGAGTTATAATATGAAACCAACATTAATATTTCAAGCACCAGTATCCACTAGAAGTGGGTATGGTGATCATTCAAGAGACCTTTTACAATCATTATATGAATTGGATAAATTTGATATTAAAATTATCAGTACTCGTTGGGGATCAACTCCAATGGATGCATTAAATTATGATAATGAATTTCATAAATGGATTGTGGATAATATTGTAGGACAAATTAAAGAAAAACCAGATGTTTATGTGCAGGTAACAGTTCCAAATGAATTTCAGCCAATGGGGCATTATAATATTGGAATAACCGCTGCTATTGAAACTACGGCATCTCCTATGAATTGGATTGATGGTTGCAACCGAATGGATTTAATCATTACTCCATCTGAACATTCAAAATTAAGTTTAGTTGGTACAATATAT